GGCAAACAGGACAAAATCCCGAAACCCATTTATGGAATTGTCGAGTGTTACCCTCATTATGGGCGACATCAGGCACTCCTGAGCGAGTGCACCTGACAGCTTTAGCAGCTGCTAGTGCACCTTTCGAGTATTGGACTGGTTCTATTAAGTTCCGGTTTCAAGTCGTATGCTCTGGGTTTCACAAAGGTCGTTTGCGTATTGCATACGACCCTCTCTTTTTCCAGCACTCTGAATATAATATAAACAGCATGCGTGTCATAGACATCAGTGAAGAAAGCGATTTCACTGTGGAAATAGGTGTAGGACAAGACACTACATGGATGCAGATGTTCGACATTGGTCTGAACTCCACAACAGAAATGTATAGCACTACACCGTACGCAACGGACGTCATAGGAAATGGTGTCATCGCTGTGTACGTAGTGAATGAGCTAACTGTCCCAAACACCGCAATTGCGAATGATGTTCGAGTCAACGTCTTCGTCTCCGCTGGAGATGATTTCGAAGTGGCCCGTCCAGCAATGCAGTTCCAAAATATTGCGTTCAAAGCACAAGACGGCTTCGAACCGCAATCTGGCGAAGAAGATATGCCAGAACAAACTAAATGTTACCAATTAGGTCCAGGAAAAACGGATCTAAGAGATGCCCCTAAAGTATTTATGGGTGAGTCGATAGTAAGTTTTCGACCACTCTTGAAAAGATACGCACTCCACTCGACCATTGGTGGAGCGGGATCGCCTGGTAATTACGTCTACTTTGGTAGGAGATCAGCTTATCCATATCTCCGAGGTAATGTAGGTAGTGAAGTAAACACCACCGGTTTAGGTGCTGGGTACAACTACTGCAATACTTTATTGGTACACTTTATAACCATGGGATTCTCCGGATGGAGAGGGTCTCAACGGTGGAAAGTGATTCCGCGAGGAAAATCATCCGCGGACGCCACACTATCGGTACAACTAGCAGATACCACGAGTTCTGTCAGCTTTTACGACGCAAATGCGCTTGCACTACCAGCGTATACTGACGTCGACAGAGCAGCAGCTTCGTGTGTGACTATATCTGGTCAGTACCCTTTCAGTGATGGTATTCCAAGACCCCTTTCAGGTACAAAAGGGTGTCTCGTCCAACAGACACGGTTGAACAAATCAGTGGAATTTGAAGTCCCATATCAATCTACGCGAAGGTTTTTGCCTGGAAAGATTATAGACTACACTACCCCCAATCCGGCACAACTCCGTGAAGCACCACTTTTCGATTACAGATTTGAATCGTCAAGTTCGAGTGCCACGGAAGTTTATGATTTATACCACGCCACTGGAGAAGATTTTCAAGTCTTCATGTGGACTGGTGTGCCACGCCTGTACTTTGAGGCGGCACCACCTGCTACAGCTTAAGAGCAGATGAGAGATTGTTATCGATTGCATCTCGACACTTTATGTGAAATTAAATCGTTACCCTACCCGAGGAAAATTAGTATATTGGGTACCACTCTGTGGCCGAGTGGGAGCACTGCGCGAGTAAGATAAGCGCGGTGTGATCTGGTCGCACCTTAACGGAATTCGTTTCTCTGAATTTTTACCGGTGCGCCGGGTTTTTCAGGAGTCACACGTTCTTCGGTGCGGTCAGGATGTAAATATTCCTG